TGAAAAGAAAGGAGGATTGGCGATGAAGCCCAAAAAGCGCGTGAGGGATGAATTGCCCCGAGAACATCCGTCGTGCAGGCAATGCTTCTGGGGGAAGTGGACGGGAACCGTCCAGGTTTGCAGCATGCCGACCTGCTGGAAGTGAGCAGCGACATGTATAGACCATGAAAGGAGGTGAGATGTTTGCATGTTCGAAGCAAGCTGCCGTGCATTGACCGCGTTAATGGACCGCCTGTTTCCGGATGTCGGCACGATCTATATCAATGAGACGCCGGCCGAACCGGTCAAGCCGTCATTCGCCCTGACGCTTGCTGGCGGGGGAGAGGAGCGGGCCACAGTGCGGCGGTATCAGACGAGGGCTGTATGGCAAATCGTGTACACCCCCGTGCAACTGGCGAATGGCGCTGCGGATGCGATGAACCAGCTGCTGGCCCTCGATACGCTGAAAGAGGCGATCATGGATGCCGGGGCGCTTCAAGGCGAGGACGGATCGATATTCGAGGTGATCGGCGCGGAGATCGGTTTGAACGACAAGAACGTGGTGTGGATGGGCGTGACGGTTCAGGCTGAAAGAGAGCGGAATGAGCCGCATGACGAAACAATGAGCAAGCTCAATATGAGAATGGAGGGATAACATGAGTTTAGGATTGCCAAGCGTAAATATCGTGTTCAAAAAGAAAGCGTTTGAGGCGGTTCAGCAAGGCGCAGTGGGCGTCGTGGCGCTGGTTGTGAACGATGCGAGCGTGACGGGTCCGACGGAGGTAAAAGAGTATCGAGTATACCGGTCGGAAGAGATTCCCGCGGTATTGTCGGAGACAAATAGAGGCTTCGTACAGCAGACGATGCTCGGACAGCCGAACGAGGTTCGCCTCGTCGTGATTGCCAGCGATGCCGACTATGCAGTGGCGACGTCTTACCTGGAAACGATCTCGTTCAATATCGTCGCTTTCCCGGGAGCGGAAGCGGCTAAAGTAACCGCTTTGACCGCATGGGCCAAAGCGATGTTCGATGCAAAGGACCGCAAAATCATGGCGGTGCTGCCGAACGCGGCTGCGGATCATCCAGCGATCGTCAACTTTGCGACGGAAAGCGTTGAAGTCGGTTCCGCCGTCTATTCGGCGACGCAGTTTACGGCTCGCATCGCCGGGTTGATTGCAGGCTTGCCAATGTCGATGGCGCCGACGTTCCACGTGCTGTCGGAAGTGACGAACGTGCCGAAGCTGACCAAGCTGGAGGCAGACCAAGCGGTAGCCGCCGGCAAGCTGATTCTGTACCATGACGGCGAGAAGGTGAAGATCGCGCGCGGCGTGACATCGTTCGTGACGACAACGCCGGAGCGCGGTGAGGATTGGAAGAAGATCAAGATCGTGCGGGCCTTGAACAAAGTATATCAGGACATTAAGGAAACGATCGAAGACGACTACATCGGCAAGGTGTCGAACACGTACATCAACAAGCTGCTGCTTGTAGCGGCGATTAACGTGTATTTTGAGCAACTGGAGTCGGATGGACTGCTTGAAACCGCGTTGAACCGTGCGGACATCGACATTGCGGCGCAGCGGGCTTATTTGCGCACGATTCACGATCCGCTTGAGGTCACCAAAATGAACGAACAGCAGGTGAAGGAAGCGAATACGCGGGATCAGGTATTCCTCATCGCGACTTGCCGTCCTGTCGATGCGATGGAAGACATTTCGCTTACGGTAATTCTTTAATTATTTGCATCTAACATATTCGGAGGAGTGATTCGGAATGGCAAAATTTTCGGGTGAAAAAGTAATGTCCGGTACGTTCGGCGAGGTATGGTTGGACGGCGAGTATGTCGCTGAAGCGTTCGGCCTTGAAGCGAAGCTGGAAATCGAGAAGGAAGACGTGGCGTTGCCGGGTAAATTCGCCACGGACAGCAAGTTCATCGGATTCAAGGGCAGCGGCACCATCCGCATGCACAAAGCAGGCAGCCGCATGATCAAGAAGATCAGCGAGCTGATTAAACAAGGCATTAATCCGCGTTTTCAAATTTTGTCGAGCCTAGCCGATCCGTCGGCCGACGGCAAGCCCCGTTCACGTTCACCGATTGGGAAGAACAAGACTTGGCTTAATAGGAGGGAGTCCATATGACCAAAACATCCATGAATTTATTGCTATCGCTTGATAAGTCCAAGATCCAGCGACCGACGAAGCAACTGGAAATCAAACGGCTTAGCGAAATGGCGGGAGAACCAGTCGTGTTCACCTGCCAGGCGCTGACAATGGAAGAGTTCCAGGAAATCCAGGAAGTCTCGATCTCGTACTCCAAGCGCGGGGAACTCGAAGATTTTAGCACGAACAACGTGCAGATTTTTACGGTCGTCAAAGGCGTCGTCGATCCATCGCTGAAAGATGCGAGCCTGCTCGAAATGTACGGTGCAGCAACGCCAAAGCAGCTGCTGTCGGACTCAAAGCTTCTGCTGCCGGGTGAAATTTCGCAGCTGTACAACGCCATTTCGAGCTTGTCGGGCTTCGGCGACGATTCGGTAGCTGAACTAAAAAACGGATAAAGTCGGACGGATACCTCGAGATGCTCTACTACTATTGGAGCCGAAGAGGCATCCGCCCGAGCGACATCCACAACATGCCGCCCGGCGAGCAGCTGCTCGTCCGGGCGTTCTATGAACACGAGCTGGACGAGCGCCAGAAAGCGGCGAAGTCCGGCAACGTATTCGTCACGATGAACGCGCTGTGAGGGGGTGAGGGGAATGGCAGGGACGATGGGAGATAACGGATTAAGTGCGATCTCGGCGCTTGAGCGACAGTTAAGCAAGCAAATTGGCGTACTTTCCAAAAACGTAAACGGCATGCTGCAGCATCAAGTACAAAAGCAGTTAAGTTCCGTAACAAACAGTGTCAAAGGTTTTCAAAAAGCAATGAATGGTACGGCCACAAAAAAAGCGAGGCTCGATATATCGATTATGGCGGATGCTTCGCGTACAGTCATGCAGATGATGGCTGTTAAGAAAATCATGGATCAACTTGAAAAGGGGCCACCGAGCTTTGAACAAAAAGTGCAGGGATACTTCAAGAAAATTGATACGAAGATAGATCATACATTCGATTATCTTCATGATTTGCGTCAATTTTTTACTGTACCAATTGTGAGTAAAGTTGTTATGAACCTTGCCGACGTAATTAGTCAAACCAAATTGTTTAATAAAATATCATCATCGAGTTTTGTGCAGAAGATGAAATTCAAATTTCCTTCACTTCGTGAAGAATTGAAATTCGTGTCACAAGGAATAGGCCCAAGAGTAATGTACATTAATTCAAGTGTAAAAAATTCGTTACAGAAGATTAAGCCTCTCATACCTATCCTAAAATGGCTTACAGTCAAGCCCTTCAAATTAACTTTGAAGGTTACGGACTTTGTGACCCGGTCGATTTGGAAAGTGACAAAGTCGCTTGCAAATCTCGCAAAGGGAATCCAAGTTCCTATTAAGACGGTATTATCCAAAGGTTTCGACATCGGTGTTGCTGCATTCAAAGACGGCATGGAGCTAGAGAAACAAAAGCTGTCGATGGATCATCTCGTCCAGCAGAACAATCCGTTAATGAGCAGCGTTGATGCTCAAAAGGCTTCGGATAGTTATTACCAAAGTCTCCGCAGTAATGCCGGTGCATCGCCGTTCGAATCGAGCGACATTATGACGGCAGGCATGCAGGCGATCAACGTGTCTGGCGGCAATACCGACATGGCGATGCAGCTTGTAAAGCTAGCGCAGGACATGGCCTCGGTCGCCCCTGGTAAGTCGGTTGCCGACGCGATGGAGGCGCTGGCGAATGCCAAGGACGGCAAGATGGATGGACTGCAGGAGTTTGGCGTTAATGCGACAAGAAGCAATCTCGATGCCGCTGGCGGTAATTTGCTTAATATGCAGAGTGGATCTGGGAAATCGATGCTCGGGACATTTGGCGGCAACACGGAGAAGTATGCGACAACAACAAGCGCAGGCATGATTGCGAAGATGTCCAACGGCGTGAAGTCCGGCTTGTCCGATGTCGGCTTGAAAATGGCGCAGGCGGCGGTGCCGCTTCTTCAGCAATTGATGCCGTATGTCGAAAAGCTGCAGCCCTTGTTCGTGTCGCTAGGGGATGCAATGGCAGCCGGTATTGGCAAAGTAGCGCAATTTTTCAGCGAAAATAAAGGTCAGATCGACGGTTTCGCAAAATCTGCGCAGACGCTTTTCGCCTCGGTCATGGATGGGGCCGGGGAGTTTTTCCAATGGCTAATGCCGTTACTGCCGAAAATGCTTGATTACATCGTAGGAAACATCAAAATGGCGATTAAGTTTCTGGAACCATTGCTGCCGCCGATCATTAACATTTTTAGAAAGGTGATCGAGTGGGTCGTTGACAACATGCCGGTGTTCCAAGCGGCGATTGGCGCGGTTTTCGATGCGTTGGCACCCGTCATCCAAAGGGTCATCGACGTGTTCCAGTTCCTATGGGGAATTTGGAAGGAAGCATGGCCGATGATTCAGGATATTATCGCAACTGCGTGGGGCATCGT